AAATCAGGAGCACCTCTAACCATGACATTGATATCCATAACTCCACTAACGTCTGCGGGGGAAATCAACCCATCAATTACCATAACATAGAGAGTTCCAATAGAATTCTCCGATAAGGTCCACGTATCTACGGAAATATAGGGAATAGTTACTTCAATAATATTATGATCGGTGATATCAACTATATTTTTGGAGGTGTATTCCATATCGATTAAAGTAGGAGTAGAGATAGTGTATTTAGTGCTAGGCTGATAAATGAAAGCTAATCTTCCAGCATGGAAAGGTGACTTGAATAATTCAAAAGTAAAGACCAAACCTCCAGACCAACGCTTTGAAATTAAGGATAAGTATTTAACAGGAGTGCAGTTAACCGTGGCACTCGTGATACCATCCACAAAATAATTACTAGGTCCAATTCTAATCTCTTTTAAAATGGTACTTTCACCATCAGCAGCGGAAAAAGTGAAAGTATCGAAATAAGAATCGATTTGTTTAATGTAATCGAAAGACATTTGATCAAAATCTGAGCCTCCAAAGCCCTCAGCGATATTAACACTTGAAGCTATATTGAGACCAAGAGATTGAGCAATATCTCCTCCATCAGAAGCACACCCGTAAGGCAGCCAGCTATTAATATATCTCGACGCTTTACTAATGATTTTAGGATTTGAATAACCCCAAATATAAGCAGCCCTTGAAGCAGCATCTAACATCCATGACACCGGAGTGGAAATGGACGATAAGATAGGAATACTAGCTAACGCGTTAGTAACAGATGCTCCTAATTTGAGAGTGCTAGAGATAGGTCTGTCCGAAAACATTTCTGCTGAAAACACGTCTTTCTTAGTACCTCCTTGCTTTTTGATACCTGACTGCGGAATGACAGCTCCATACATCTCAACATCTTCGAAAGATTGGTAGAGAGTGAAAGGAACATTATTAGTGCCAGTAACAAATCTCAAGGGAGCATAGACTACAATGGCCCATGACCCCGGATTACCATCAGGAGAAGGTGTATTAGTATGACAGTATCTATCTGCTGCGAAGGGAATTCTAAGAGAGATGGATGAATCATACGCAAAACTTGCTTTGACATTCATCGTCTGAGTAAATTGCGTTAGAGAGGTAAAGTTTATGGAGTATCTTAGAGTTTCTATAGAACCTATAGTGCCTCCAGAAGGAGTCCAACATAACATCACGCTTCCTGTTTGGAATCGTGTCGCATTTAACTTCAAAGTTAAAACGGTGGTATAGCGCAAGGCATACGTTCCTTCCAACTTCTTTTTATAAATAGGATCTTGTAATGCTGTATGTAAAAACTCTCTTTGGAATAATCCTACCGGAGTAGAAGAGAGGAATTGTCCATCAGCTACAATTTTGGGTCGTGCTAAGAAACTACGAATAGTTTTCTCTGAATTTTCATTGAAAGGTTTGAAAGACCTGGGAACACGCGGTGCTGCCGGCACGACAGTCATGGATTCTTTGGAATCCTCAAAAGTAGTAGTCTCTTCGACTACATTAATCTCATCCTGTTTAGAGATACCAGATTGTGGCACTACAGGGAATAAGTTATAATAATTTAATAAATTAGTCTTGTTTCGCGGGTGCAGGATGCTGTCCAAGAGAAAACAGTCATCTAGATCATTTGATTTCGTAATATTTAGTTGATTCATAATTTGCTTAATTTTAAAAGATGTCTTTCCATCAGCCATGAGCCTCTTTAAAGATGTAGGTTCAAGTTATCTGGGTGTAAATAAGGTATATAATAAACTACAAATAGTAGTCCAAGTGAGCAACCCTAGCTCTCAAATTTCTATAGTTAGTCATTCTTGGAGTATAGTCCAAGTATTCCTGACTAATTCTAACAATATATTCACAGTGTTGTTTAAAAACTTCTTCTTCATGCAAAGATAATTCACGTAGAGCTCCGTCCACGTTACTCTGAGTAATATCCTTAGCTAACAATCCTTTCTTAGTCCAACGAATTGAATTTAATACACTTTCTAATGAAAGAGGTGCTATATACAACATAGTTTCTGAGTTTAAGGTAAATCTACGCTTGAGAAACGAAATGTCCTTAAGATATCTTAAAGGCGTTTCGAATTCTCCTTTAATATCACTAGTATATTTCAAATCCAACTCTTTCATATATTGCTGAATAATTTCTTCATTAAAAATATGTTGAACTTCTTCAGATACAGCACTAGTATTGTCATCTCCGTATACTATAGAATATACGTATGTCATAAATTCTCCCAAGCTAGATACATTATTTCCATTTGCCCTGTACCAGCAATAGCGCAAGGCGAATAGATTATATATAGAATTTACATACACTGTGAGAGGATGACCGGAAGGTAAAGAATTTTGCCATTCATACACAGTTTTGCCGCGTATGTGTTTAGATTGAGTTAATTCGAGCATTAACATCTCTCTAATTTTCTGGTTCTCTTCTGAGTCGGCATACCATTCATTAATGAATTTAACCATAGCCCAATACACTTCTCTTTTTCCTGAAGT